TCAATGGTGAGGGGAAGCTGCTCACCAGTGCTGTCTTTGACGCTCAGATCTTCAGGCCGGACAACATCCTGCATGTCAGCGAGGTCCGCCCTGAAAACCACAAGGCACAACAGACATGGGGATATCCCTGGGATGGTCTGACCGAGGCCCTGAACGGGCAGCGATCAGGCGAGGTCGTCATGTGGACATCTGGTAGTGGCTCAGGTAAATCCACGATCGTGCGTGAGCTGGTCATGGACCACCTGTTGAACGGACGATCCGTTGGCATGGTAATGCTGGAGGAGTCACCAGAAGAAACCCTTGATGACCTGATCAGCCTGAAGCTGAACAAGCCGGTTCGTCGCATTAGATCGATGCGTCAGCTCAACGTGCTTAGGTCGGAGATGGGCAAGGAACCTTTGGACATTGTTGTGGATGACCTCAGCGATGAGGAATACGCATCGGCTAGGGCCGAGTTGTCCAACCTACCTCTGTATCTGTACGACCACTACGGGAGTACGGATTACCTGAACCTTGTCAGCCGCATCGAGCACATGGCTGTGGCGTTGGAATGTCAGGTCGTAATCCTGGACCACGTAACCGCAGCGGCAGGCGGAATGATGATGGGCGATGACAACAACAACGAGAGGCTTGTGATCGACGGGCTTATGGCGAAGATTCGATCTATCGCTGAGAGGTCAGGCGTACACATCGATGTCATCTCCCAGTTGAAGCGACCCCAGGGGGGTAAGCCGTACGAAGAGGGCGGAAGGATCACAACTGATTCGCTCCGTGGCTCTGGCACTCTCCAGTTCATCCCCAACGCAATCATCGGGATGGAACGAAACAGGCAGGATCCCGACCCCGCCCGAAGCAACACGAGTGTTCTTCGAATCCTGAAGAGCAGGTTCATGGGTCCGAATGGAATCGCCGACGCGTTGAGGTACGACCACAAGACTAGCCGAATGACCCCTGTCCCCTTCAATGAAGAGACAGATGATCGGGGCAACCCGGTAGTAACGTTCGGGGAGTCAGACTCTCCGTTTGAAGAAGTAACACATGACCCTGCGGACTTTGAGTCTGCCACGGAATCCCTGACCAATGCCAAAGAATGAAGAAATGCTCCCTGTGCCTCCCAAGTTCTCTCACTACAACGGGTGGAAGCCTCAGAGTGTCATGCGAGAGCTTGATGCAATGAAGGCGTGTCTCGTGCAACTCCAGAAACTT